TGGAGATGGATATGATCTTCAGGGGTACAATAATGAAGAAATGGGGGTAATCAATGGCTGGAGAAGCTGAACTAAAGATTGGCTCAGGTAGCGTAGAGAAGACTACCGCAGCACTTGATTCACTTATCGGTGCATTGGAAAAATTAGTCACTGCTCAGGTAAAACAGCAAGCATCAGAGGCAAAGACATCTAAAGCAGTGGATGCCTCAACATCTGCTGTAAAGCAAAGTGAAATAGCACGTAATAAAGCAATTGCACTCCTTGATCTAGAGAGCAAGGGACTCAGCAAAAATAGTGATGCATATGCAAAACTTAAAGGGGAAATCCTTGCCCAAGAAGTAGCGGCTAAAAAGAATATTGATACTTCAACTGATGATTATAATCAGATTTTATTGAATATCGCTGCAAAAGAGAAAGCGGTCACAGCCAATAAAGAGCTGATTGCATCGGTAACATCTCACACATCTACGGTGAAGGCGAGTGAGGCTGCATCAATCAAAGCCACTAGTCTTTTAGAGTTACAAGAAAGAGGTCTTGATGAGTTAAGTGATGAGTATGTGGAACTTAAAGCAGCAATCCTCGCTAAAGATGTCGCACTACGGAAAGGTATTGATACTAATTCAGATGAGTATGCTCAAATACTTAAGACAACTACAGCTCAAGAGAAAGCCACAACCAAATTAAAGGCAATGAGGAAAGAACAAGCCTCTACCACAACTGAAACCAAGAATGCTTCTGCGGCTATGGGCTTCTTTACAGAAGCATTAGATGACACTAGTAAGCAAGTACAGTTAGTGGATGGCCCTCTTGGGGGTATTGCATCTCGTATGAATGCACTGTCTAGTATCCTGAAGACAGGGACTGCTGTTGCAGCGTTGGCAGGTGTTGGTGTAGCTGGCCTTGTTCTTGGACTTAAGGCAGGGGTAACTACTGCTACAGCTACTGAAGTTGCAATGAAACAGTTAGAGGCTCAGGTTGAAGTAACAGGTGGTGCAGCAGGCTACACAGCCTCTCAATTCGATGATATGGCAAGATCCTTTGCGATGTCCACGTTAGGCAGTACGGAAGAGATGAGGGGACTCATTGCCTCATTACTGGTCTTTGATCGTGTTTCTGGTGATGCATTCTCAAGAACGATAGCCTTAGCTAATGACTTCCAAGCAACAGGATTAACATCTTCTGGTGAAGCCATTAAGAAAATTGGTAAGGCACTGCAAGACCCTGTTAAGAAGTATACTGAACTTAAAGAGCTTGGTATTGACTTCAACAAAGAACAGTTTGATGCAATCAAGCAAGCTGAGTCAATGGGTGATACCTATGGTGCGCAGACAGTTATACTTGATGCACTAGAGGGTAAAGTAAAAGGCATTGCTGCTGCTCAGGCAGACTCCCTAGCAGGTGATTTAGATACATTTGGGCAGAAGTGGGAAGAGTTATGGGAAAAGGCAGCAAGCAATGCTATGCCACTCTTGAGGGAAATAACTCAAGCTGCATCTGCTGGTGTTGACCTTATCATAGAGAGTGCAGAGACGGACTCACAGACAGCACTTAGAAAGTACAAAGAAGAGCAGAATCTAACGCTTCAATCAACTAAAGATCTAAAAACAGAAGTTGGTAGACTCAATGATGAACTTGCTGATAATGCGAAGAGGTTATATGAGTTAGGAAATAGTGCAATCCCATTAGTTGAGATTGCAGATTCTTGGGGTAAAGTATCAACGGTAGCTGATCCTCGTTATGAAGCTGAAGTTGCCCTACTGCAAAAAAGAAAAGAGTCCCTTGTGCTTCAAAAGCAAGAGGTTTCCGAAACACTTCAAGCTAGAGAATCAGGAGTTGTTGCCACTAAGACATTAACCTTAGAGCAGGAACAGTACATTGAATCACTTGGTAATGAGCTAAAGGGTCTGGAGGAAAATCAGAAACTCTTTATTTCAACAAGGGATACAAGGTCAGAAGCATACCGAGCTGCTAAGGTGGAAGAGGAGGCTCTTGCATTAGCTCGTGAGAAAGGCTTAGATCCAGAGGGTAACAAAGAAGAGGTTGCTCAAATAAGAGAGATACTTCAAGCAAAGTCAGATCTCACTGAGCAGAACATACTTCTTAATACTAGTATTCAAAAGGAAAAGGCATTACTCAGTCAACAAGATTCACTCAAGAAAGAGTTGGCGTTGAACGCTCTTGTTGGTGAGGGAGTTCAAAGGAACTCCTTCGAGTATGAAAAGGCATCTGCACTTATTGACCTAAGAAATAAAACCTTGGCATCAGGCGGTTCTATCCAAGATGATAATTATCAAAGGTTAGAAAAAGAAACTATTGCACTTATTGGACTTCAAGCAGAAATGCGTAAGGTTGTTGCACTAAGACAATTTGATTCTGAGAGTAGCACAACGAAGGCATTAGAGAAATCAATAGAGCTTAATAAACTCTTGACAACTGGTGTGTCTGAAACCTCTGACGAATACATCCGATACAACATGGAGCTTAATGCTAGAAACGTAGCATTGCAGCAAGGTCTTGAGGTAGGTTCTGCCGATTACCAATTGTTACTTAACAAGGCGCAAGCTGTAGCTGACCTTCAGATTGAACTACAGAAGATGAAGGAAGTTGGAGAATTAGGCCTCAAGTTTAGTTCATCAGGTGAATTAATCTCTGAGGATTCGTTAGCTGGACTTCAAGATAGTGCCAATAGCACCATTAAATCTATAATGCGTGTTGCACTTGAAAAGGGTTTAGAAATAGATGACCCACTCATACAGAAGTTATTTGCAGATGTAAATTCTAAGTTTCAAGATGGTAAGGATCAGATAGTCGCACCATTTGGTTTAAGGTTTGATGAAGAAGGTTCACTTCTCGCTATTGAGAGTGAAGCATCATTAATTGCAGAGAGAGACGAACTTCTCAGGGAAATGAGGATTGCAGCACAAGAGCTTGAGATTGAGGATGAACAAACCTATCTTGAGAGAAAGGCTGAACTGATCGCTGAATATGACCAGAAGATTGCAGACTCAAGGAAAGATACGTATGAGAGGTCTGCTGATCATCTTGCTATGATAAGAGCTGCTGACACGGCTAATAGCATATCAAGCGGGCTGGAAACACTATCTGCTGTTGCTGGAAATAACAAGAAGCTTGCTCAAATAGCTAAGACCGCATCTATATTCGCAGCATCAGCGTCTTTAGTGGATGCATTATCAAGTGCAGCAAAACAAGATTACCCACTTAACATCCCACTGTATGCCAAGGCATTTGCTCAAGGTACTCAGATTATCCAAATGGCATCATCTTTGAAGGAACCATCATTTGCATTTGGTGGTGTTGATATTCAAGGTGCTGGTACTGGAAGGTCAGATAGTATCAAGGCTAATATTGCTCGTGGTGAATCAGTTGTAACTGCACCAGCTACATCTCAATACAAGGAAACTTTAAAAAGGATGAATGCTGGACTACCTATTGGTAATGGAGGAAACCAGAGCGTCACTATGCCACTCTCCATCACTATCCAAGGGGATGCATCAGAAAATACTGTTCGCCTCATAGATGAGTCATTAAGGAACTTTGAGGATAGGGTACAGCAGATATCACAAGGCGTGTCTATGCAAACAATACAATCAGAACAAAACTATGGTGGATTATTAAACCAATTCTAATGGGAGGAAATATGTACAAAGGTGAAATTACGGGGCCATAATATGAGGAGCTAAATATTGGCAATTATAAGTTTGCCATACTTAGACAAGATAGATAGGTCATCTGGACCAAAGATTGAAGGTTTTGGAATAAATGAGATTTCATATTCAAGTAAAGTATTCCAACGTTCATTCTCTGGTGCAGATGCCGAATCTAGCAGAGAAGAAGTATGGACGATAAAGTGGATGCACCTAGAGTATGCCACCCCAGCGGAGGTGTTAGCAGGTGCAGTAAGTTCAATTGATGAGATACGCAGCTTTTATAAGTCAGCACAGCTAAATAAGGTAGAATGGAAACCTTTTGAGATAAACCAGAGTAGAATATGGGCTGTTGTACCTAATACACTTAAGGTTAATAACCCTGCTGGGTGTGTCTTTGAAGCAAGTATGGATTTAAAGTTTTTATATAATACATAATAAGGTGGTGATACGTGGCAACACTTGCACAACACAGGGCAGGTGAGTTCTTAGGTGGTATAGTTTATTTACTAACAATAGATATGTCTCATATCACCAACAACCCACTGCATATACGAAGGTACACCAACTCATATGGAGCAGATGGTTCAGGTTACTTATTTCAGGGTATCCGATACAAACCATACCCATATGAGTTGAAGCAAATAAAGAGAAGTTCAAAGCCCAATAGTTCAGGTTCAAAGTTACTCATTGGTGATAATGAAGACTTTGCATTCTCAAGATTCATTGATCAAGTTGGTGGGGATATTCAAGGTGCAAGGGTTTTAGAGTTAAAAGTTTATGGTGACTTCCTCGATACGGGTGTAACCCCTAACACACTTGCATATGCAAAGAGGCTGGATCACATTATTGACTATGTGGAAGATTCTGATAGGACATATGGAGAGAAGATACTACATACACAAGACCCGTTGTCAAGAGAGATACAAGTACCTACACTCTCATTCAGCTCAGGTATCCCAAATAGTACAGTGTCATTAATTAATGTATTCCCAGCTACAGATAGAATAATTACAAAGGATAGATAATGGATAGTAAGTTAGAATCTGCAATTAAGCAGTGTGCTATCTCTGAGTACCCTAATGAGATGGTTGGGTGTGTTGTTGGTGGTGACTTTATTCAATTAAAGAACATATCAACAACACCAAAGGAAAGATACAGGCTACTACCAAAGGACAAGTTGCTCCTTTTTGAACTAGGTGATAGCCTTACCGCTTTAGTACATTCACATCCAGTTATGGATAATACTTTTAGTGAAACAGATCTCAATGCACAGAAGGCGTGTAGATTCCCTTTCTGGGTGGTAGGTACAGATGGCATCAACACCACAGACATCAGAGAGGTAACAAATGAAGCATGAGGTTAAATTTCATGGATCTTTCAAAGAAGACTACCTAAGTGAAAGTGTTTTTATTACAGCGGATAGTATGACAATGCTACTCCGTATTCTTTTCAAAAATGTTGTGCCTAAGTTCATTGAGAATGGGCATAGTTTTGATGTGTTGATTGAAGATAGTGATGGCAATGTAACAGGACTTATTGACCCAGAACAAGAGTTACCGAAGTGCGCTTGTAAGTTGCACATTGTACCTAATCCTGATGGTGCTTGGGTTCAAATAATTTATGCCATAATCGTGGCCATAGTATCTATTGGTGTGTCACTACTTCTAGCACCAAAGATGAACTTTAACAGTGATGACACAGCATCAGGAGCTAACTGGCAGACAGCTGAGAACGTTATTGGGCAAGGTGGTACAATCCCAGTGTTATTAGGCACTCGACTCGTAGGTAGCCGTGTAGTGTCCCAAGGCATTGATTCTGCCCTATACATAAAGAATGTTTAAATAATAAGAGGTATTACATGTTAGATAAGAAACCAAAACGGTTTAGAGGCCAGCCAACTAAGCCAGCCCCTGCTGATTATGTCCACGGACTACATCACGTCAGTAATAAGAATATTGTATTTGGTAGTGAGAGTAATTCTCATTATGTTGATGTTGTCAGTGTTGGGCCGATTGGTGGTATCAAGCAGGTATACCTAGATGAAACATCCTATGAAACAGGTGAGTTCCCTAAGTCAACTATCTATGTGCATGATGGTGATGGCCCACAGAATCCTTGGGATGGAGACTTCCCGTTTGTTGAGAGAACCATCACAGTTGGTAAAAGTGCTGAGATAATTGAGGCTGGTGCTGATGAGTATTCAAGAACAGAGTTCACAAGACGTGTTGTCAGCTTGGGTGTTGTAGGTCTTCGTGTTAACTTCACAACAAGTGGGTTCACCCAGAAAGATGACAACAACGATGAGAAGGAAGCGAAGGCAAGATTCACTGTATCTGTACTTTCACCAGCAGGTGATGTTGTAGCATTTAGAACATCAGATTACACTTATTTCTCAGCTAGGAACCCAACAGCAGTTCAGATTAATGTTACACCCCCAGAGGGCTATGAAAGCACCCATTGGGAATACCGTGTAATGATGGAGGTTAGGGGATTTGCATACCGCATCAATGCTAGTGGTAACTGGTCAGCATCAACAGTAACAGAGATTTACAAAGATACACAGACTTATGATAAGATAGCATATGCAAGTGGAACTATTGTTGCAAGTGATGTAAGTGGTAGTATACCAATGAGACAATACCTCACTGATGGTTATAAAGTGCAAGTGCCACTATACCAAACAATTGGTGGTAACCAAGTTATGACGGGTGAGTTCACCCGTAGAAC